CGTCGTGTCTCCCCTTTAGGCAGAAGGGTGATCCAGTAGAGCTGCCGCTAGGTATCAGTGCGCCCGTAGTGTCGTCTGGTACGGGTATTCCGAAGTTCGAGATTAATTCGGTGACCGGTTATAACCTGGAGAGTTCGGCCGGCGGTACGGTGAATGCTGATTTTTCTGGTGCGGCTGGTGCTGCGTATGATGTTGAGTGGGACGCTCCGGAGCTGGCTGCGGATTTGACGGGCGCGACAGCGGCGACGATCAATGATATTCGTGAGGCGTTTCAGATTCAGAAGTTGCTGGAGCGTGATGCGCGAGGTGGAACGCGGTATGTGGAAATTTTGCGAAGTCATTTCGGAATTTCGAATCATCCTGATGCACGGTTGCAGCGTCCAGAGTATCTGGGCGGTGGTTCTGTGCGGATTAATATGAATGCGGTAGCAGCAACCGGCGGTGCCGCAGGTGGTGTAGGTATTCAGCCGGGTGTTGGCACGCTGTCGGCGTATGCCACTGCGTTGGCAGATGGAATTGGATTTGTTAAGTCGTTCACGGAGCATTGTATTTTGCTGGGTATGGTTAATGTGCGTGCGGATTTGACCTACCAGCAGGGTATTAACAAGATGTTCAGTCGACAGACCAGGTATGATTTTTACTGGCCGTCGTTGGCGCATCTTGGAGAGCAGGAAGTGCTCAACAAGGAGTTGTACGCGCAGGGTACCGCTGGCGGTACCGATGATGATGATGTGTTTGGTTATCAGGAGCGGTACGCGGAATATCGTTATAAGCCGTCGATCGTGAATAGTTCGATGGCATCGACGGCGGCGGCGCCTTTGGATGCTTGGCACCTGGCGCTGGATTTTGGAAGTTTGCCGTTGCTTAATGATGTGTTTATCGAGGATAACCCACCGATCGATCGAGTGATTCAAACACCCACGGAACCAGAGTTCATCGGTGATTTTTATTTTTCGATCAATCACGCCAGACCGATGCCTACGTTTAGTGTTCCCGGTCTCGTGGATCATTTTTAATGCGTTTTTGGCATCTGTGTGTGTTTGCGCTTTGTTGGTTTTTGTTTTGCTGTGCGGGTCACTGGGAAGTGAAACCGATCGACGCGAGAGTGAGCGTCGGGCAAGACAAAGGCGCGTGGATTCAAATAGAGAACGGGGGTGATTCTGATGGCGATTGGAATGGGAGCGGCGATCCTGGGAGCCGCCGGAGTTGGAGCGGGAGCGAGCGTGGGCGGCTCGATCGGGTCGGCGTTCTTCGCGAGGAAGGCCGCGACAAAAGCGCGGCGAGCGCAGCGTCGGATGTACAAGAACCGGTATCGGTGGACGATGGACGATCTCGAGCAGGCCGGCTTGAATCCGATTCTGGCAGCGGGCGGAGCCCAGGTGGGCGGAGCGGCGTCGCCGATAAAAGCCGATGTGCCGATGGATATGGGCTCGAGAGCGGTGCAAGCTGCGGCAGCTGGTGCGAGTACTGCGGTGGCCTGGCAACAGGCCCGGAAGTTGAAGCTGGAAGCTGATCGGCTTGAGCCGCAGGCTACGCTTGCTGGTGTGAAGGATAAGGTGCTCGAAGCGGTGCTGAGTCCAGTGGCTACAGCCGTGGCGTTAAAGAAAGTCTTGAGTGAGAAGCAAAAGGTGGATATGTATAAGTATGAGAAGAAGTCTTCGGGTTTGAGTCCAATGAAGTGGAAGCCGCATCCAGGTCGGTATCGGAAGGGTGTTTCGACGAAAAAGTATCAGCCGAAGAGGAAGCCGGATTGGCAGGCTGGAAAGCGTGCTTGGAGACGGCGTGAGGCTGAGAAGATTTGGCAAGAAGGAATTTATTATGACTGAAGAGCATCGGAGAGTTCAGCACCCCGGAGGGGGGCGGATTATGGTGAAGAAGGCTGAGCATGAGCTGGCGAATATCAATTCGATTATGGCGAAGTGGATCACTACGGGAGTAGTGCCTGTGAGCGGTCAGGAGCCGTCATACGGCGATTTTACGAACGTGGAGGATTACCATAGTGCGATGAACCAGATTAAGGCGGCTGACGAGGATTTCCTGGCTTTGCCGCCGCATATTCGGAAGCATGTGCGAAATGATGTAGGGGAGTTCCTGGATATGGTGTTTGATCCTGAGCGGAGAGGTGAGCTTGAGGAGCTCGGCCTGGCGCCCACCCAGGCGCCTGAGGCGGCACCCCCTGCCGCTGAGGCACCAGAGCCGGCCGAGGAGCCGTCTCCTGCTTAGAAGAGGCGCCGGGGGGGGAAACCCCCCCGAGCGCCTAGCTTGACACAGTGACCTTACTTGATGTTAACTGTGTTGACTGACACCGGAGGTGGAAGGATATGAAATGCGAGATCTGCGGGGAGCATTTTGAATTTGATGAGATGAACGATACGGATGACGGGGTTTGGATTTGTACCCCGTGTCTGTTTTGGATTCCGGAGAAATTGGAAGACGAGTATCGGGAGATGATCAAATGAGGCGAAGAATGAGCCGGTCGAAGTCGAAGCGGAGCTTTCGGCGAGGTAACGGGGTTCATAAGAAGAATCTCCGTGCCCGTCCCATGCGTGGCGGTTGGCGGATTTAACTGGGGTGCAATCCAGTGGCCTGTTTTAGGCCGATTCAAGCCTACCGTGCGCCTGGTGGGGGAGTTGTCTTTGCGAAGAACAAAGGCATCTCCCCCTTACAGTTGCCCTGTGGGCAGTGTAGTGGTTGCCGATTAGATCACGCTCGAGGCTGGGCGCTGAGGTGTGTTCATGAGGCGCAAATGCACGAGGATAATTGCTTCATTACTCTCACGTATGATAATGAGCATTTGCCTCGAGATGGCAGTTTGCATGTGGAGCATTGGCAGAAGTTTGCCAAGCGTTTACGGAAGGCCCGTGGGCCGTTTCGGTTTTTTCATTGCGGAGAGTACGGCGCTAAGAGTTTGCGGCCGCACTATCATGCCGCAATTTTCGGCCTGGGTTTTGAGGACCAGGTCAAGTGGAAGAAGAACTCGCGTGGCGAGTGGTTGTATGTCTCAAAGCTTCTAGGTAATTCTTGGAAGTTTGGGTTTAGTAGTGTTGGTGCGCTGACCTATGAGTCAGCGGCTTATGTCGCTCGGTATGTCATGTCGAAAGCGACTGTGCCGGAGTCTGAAGATCCGGCTGTTTTGGCGCGGCAGAAGCGCCATTTTACGCGTTATGAGCGTATTGATCGTGAGACTGGCGAGGTGCATACCGTAAAGCCAGAGTATGTCACGATGAGTAGACGTCCAGGTATTGGTACGTCTTGGTATGAGAAGTTTAAGTCAGACGTGTATCCGTCTGATGAAGTTGTTGTTGAGGGGAGGCGTTTTCGACCTCCCCGTTTTTATGATGAGAAGTTGGACGAAGCCATTTTGGGTGAGTTGAAGGACAAGCGGTTTAAGGCCGCGCTGTTAAGGAAGGAGGATAGTACTCCAGAGCGTTTGAAGGTTCGCGAGAAAGCATTGGATATAGAGTTAAATAGTAGGCTGAAGAGGAGAATTTAGGATTATGAAGATTTTTTCGATTTATGACTCCAAAGCGGAAGCGTATTTGAAGCCGTTTTTTGCTGTGACTCGCGGTGTTGCTCTGAGGAGTTTTACCACTGCTTGTCAGGATGAGTCCTCCGATTTTCACCAGTATGCTGGTGATTATACTTTGTTTGAGATTGGTATGTTCGATGAACGGACGGGTGTGCTTACACCGTCTGATACCCATTTTAGTTTGGGTTGTGCAATCGAGTTTCTTAATGTTGAAAGCGCAGCCGGGCCCAACGGAAGCCCGGAGCTGCGCGCTGTTGAAGGAGAGAAGTAATGTCTGGTGTTGCAAGTCGACATGCTAGGAGTTCGCAGCATAGTTTTGCCCAGGTGCCGCGTGCGGATATTCCTAGAAGTAGTTTTAATAGAAGTCATGGTGTGAAGACCGCGTTTTGGTCTTCCTATATTGTTCCGGTGTATGCCGATGAGGTTTTGCCTGGCGATACGGTGAATTTGCAAGCTGCTGCGTTTTGCCGGATGGCGACTCCGATTTATCCGGTGATGGATAATATGTTTCTCGAGTTCTTTTTCTTTGCTGTTCCGATGCGTTTGATTTGGGAGAATTGGCAGAAGTTTATGGGCGAGAAGCCCGATCCTGGCTACTCGACAACGCATCTTTGTCCCCAGTTTCCGAACACCACGGATGTGACAGAAGGTTCACTGAGTAACTTTTTGGGCTTGCCGATTGTGGATAACATTGCGTTTAATTCGTTTTGGCATAGAGGATATAATTTGATTTGGAATGAATGGTTCCGGGATGAGAATTTGCAAGATGCTGTCACGGTGGATATGGATGATGGTCCCGATGACATTGCGGATTATGTGACGCTGAAGCGTGGTAAGCGACACGACTATTTCTCGTCGTGTCTCCCCTTTCGGCAGAAGGGTGATCCAGTAGAGCTGCCGCTGGGTACAAGCGCGCCAGTGGAAGCGGTGTCGCCAGCGGTTCCCCCGTCGTTTCAGAATTTGGCGGGAACTTTTAGTAGTCAAGAGTTGCGTTTCGCTTCAAGTGGTCGCGATTATTTGTCGTCTAATGCTGGCGGTGTTGAGGAGGATGCCTATTGGTACCAGACTGGGTTGGTCGCGAATTTGACGGGAGCGACAGCGGCGACGATCAATGACATTCGTGAGGCGTTTCAGATTCAGAAGTTGCTCGAGCGCGATGCGCGAGGGGGAACGCGGTATGTGGAAATTTTGCGAAGTCATTTCGGAATTTCGAATCATCCTGATGCACGGTTGCAGCGTCCAGAGTATCTGGGCGGTGGTTCTGTG